ATTTCCAATAAATGTGCCAACATAGACGCTTCCCCCAAAAGCAGGGAGGGTCAGTAGGAGAAGGATCAAAAAAGCATTTTTCATCGGATTAATTCCATTGATTGTTAAAGAATTGCCACTGCCGACCATTGGAATCCACTATGATATTTAGCAAGTTGTTCGCTGCCGGAGTTCCTGTGGGTGGCCCTGGGCTGGGATAATAATCTGTAGCCGCCCCGCCTTGAACCGGCGGCGCATCGTAAGTATCGCCTGTAATCCCAGCGACGTAATTTCCGAACTCATCAAACGGCATGACATTAAAATAAGACACCAGCATGGCGCACTTCAACCCGTTTTCTCCGAAGCAAGCTCCACGGTGATGCTTTTTCCTTTTTTGTCACCTTTTTCAATCGTCACTTCGCCGATGTTCACCTGGGCGTAGAATCCGGGAACCTTTTGCTGATTTGGTTCTTCTTTCGGTTTCTCCGCTGATTTTGCCGCATCCATGAGATTTCCCAATAGCTGTGAATAGACTTTTCCGACATACGACAATTCGCTGACTGCCTTGAGCTTCGTGCTTATCTTGAGCGTTTTGGATGTCGCAACCTTCGCCGTGGCATCGACGACTGCGCCAATGATGCGCAGTTTTTCGAGCGCGTCAGTTTTCAGCACAAACCCCAGGATTTCACCACTTAATAGCTTTCCGACCAACGCGCGGTCGGAGAGTACGAGATTGCCAAAATTCGCCCCCTTCTTGAATGAGTTGAGCTTGGCGACGAGCAGCTTTTGATCCTCGGTAAGTTCCGCAAGCAGTTCATCCTTCTTCGGTGGGGCCGGAAGTGTCTCCGTCGTGATTAATTCGCTCGTGCCAGCCATATTCGATGCCTGAATCTGCTCCCAAATCGTCCAGCCAGCAAGTCGAATCGCGCAATCTCGTTTTCAACGGCAGATAACAGGAGCAGCCCAATCCTTTCAATTCAGGGTCTTTTATCAGTGGTGATCCGCAGGTCTGCAACGGTTTGTAGAAGATGGGGCAGCTTAAACAAGCTGACTCCCTGGCGATGATGACACACGGCAATGCCTCAACGTCCGAACCATCAGCCCAGACCGTCAACAGCGCGCGCAGACGCCGCCACGTGGTCACGCTGAAAATATCGCTATACAGCGCGGCAACCAAAACGGCCAAGAAGAACTGAAATTTACACGTCTTCATAAACCGACGGCGATCATTCCGGATTCGGACGCGTCCCCAACGCGGGGGCGAACCTGTTTCAACATCTGCATCGCCAATTCCTCGAAACATTCCATCGAAATCGGGTAGGTCAGGGAATCGAACGGGTGTTTATGCGGCGAATGCTTTTCAATCACCGAGAGCGAGCCGCGCCCTTTCTTCAACGATTTGGCCATCGAAACCGTTTTATCACAACAGGCGGAAATGAATATCCGATTCTGAAAAAATAGCTTTCGCAGCAGGTTAATGCGTTGTCGCACCATGTCCTTTGTCTTGGTCGCCGGTTGCAGAATGATCTTCCCCCCGGACACCGTGGNGACCACCTGATGCTCGTAATTATCGCCCAGCCGCTTGAAATCGAACGCGCTGCTATCGCTCCAATGCGTCCAGCGCACGGGATGACCAACAAAGTCCTCCCAGAACGCCATCTTTTTCAACGCCTCCAACGTGAAGTCGGCAAGCTCGAAATCCTCGCCGATGATGACCAGTTCATCCAACACGCTAAAACAGGGCAATACCATTTTCATTATTCCCTCGTTGGTAACGAACTCAAATTCTTGAAAATACTTTTCGATGATGTGAAACGCCGAATTGACGATGCCCAAATCCCAGCCGGTTAATAGCTCAAAGCAGTCCGCTGTGGGCAAAATCCGGTCTGGATCTGGATTGGCAGGCGTCTCCGGATCTCCGATGACATGAATGTTAGGCCGGAACACCGTGTAAAACAACGCGCCCTCGCTGGCCGTGACCCATTTGCCAAGCACATAGCGGTCGTACAGGTCGGGGTCATGCGCGTAGTCCGCTTTTAATTCGTCAATGCGTTCCGGGGCCGAGTAGATGTTGTCGGACAGGTCGAACTCTACGAGGCCGAGGTTGTCTCGGATTGGCTTTTCCCTTACGTCGTAGTCCTCGGCTGCGCGAAGCACATACCACATCTGATAAATCCAAGACTTTTCACCTTCATCCGCCGGATTGGTGTCGGCAAGAAACAGGTGTTCACTATCAGGCACGCCTACCATGCGTAACGCTTCGCGAAGAATGTTGAATGTTCTCCTCAGCCGATAATTACTCAATTCTGGAATATAAATCGCCGAGTATCTTTTGGATTTAAAACGCGCCTCGACTTCGGCCTCGAAAACGAGCGAATCAAGCTGGATTTTAACCGATTGACCAAATTTGTTTCTGACTTCAAGCGCCTGCTTTTTTGACACAGATTGAGTGTATGGCTGTCGCGTTATCTCCAAACCAAAGCTGGGAATTACCTCCTTTACCAAGTCGTCCCAAATGCCCGAATCCAAACCCGCCGATTGACTCAGGGAAATAATGACAATGTTGCCATTTTTTGTGTTCCACGCATGATCGCAAACAGCTTGCAGGCAACTAAATGTCTTTCCGCTCAGACGCGGCCCTGATGCCAGCACGAACTTCTTGCGACGACACATTTCGACGAGAGCGACACACTTTAACGAAGGCGTTCCGAGCATTTCGATACATGTATCCCACAACTTTATTCGAACTGCAAAACAAATAGCGCAAATCAGATTCAACATCGAAAGTCGCAAATTGCAGTTGACGACGCTGCCAAAAGCGTTAAAGTCGCTGTAACAGGCAAAATTTATGAGTAATTCAAACATCCTTCGCGCTCCCGGTAATAACGACTATTCAGCAGGCGGCGGAAACGCCAACAGCATTGCGGGCGGCGCAGGCGCAGAGCCTGGCGCGGTGGACAATCGCCTCTCGCTCGATCCGTCCGACAAACGGTTCAAGGCCGTCATCGGCGATTGGACTGACGGCGAGGAATATGACATCACCGTCCACGTGCGCCAGATTTCCCCCGGAGAATATGAAGTGACCGACGTGAAGCCCTCAGCGGCGGAAGCTCCTGCTGACGATGAAACGGACACGACTGGCGACGATGACGCCGGCGGTGACGATGACTCCGCTCCCCCATCCAAAAACCCGGCGGTGGCCGGCCTGATGGAATGAACCTTGGCCGAAAACGCACTGACTTAAGTGACTCACCCGGAATTCCAGACATGCCGGATGTCGCTTACCCATCTATTTGCCTCAACGACGACGTTGCCAAAGAGTTTATCGAGGCTCACGAAATAGACCTCGGAAAAGAATTTGAGGCCACGGTAAAACTCAAAGTGACAGGCGTTCGCAAGGACGAGTATGGCCAGTCTGTTACCTTTGACGTAATCGAATTGAACACCGATGGAGAATCATCTTCCAAAGAGGAAGGCGGCGAGGAAAAGAACGGCAAAATGAAGTCGAAGAAGCCCGCCATCAATGCCTTGTTGGGAGATGATTAAAAATGCCAGTCGATATAAAATTGCTTCGCAAGCACGGTGTCTCCTCTGGGGAATATAAGAAGATTTTCACCATGCCGACCAAACCGGCGCGGGTTCAAAAGCTCATTGACCTGATTACCAACCGTCTGAAAGACGGTTACATGCGAAACCTGGCCGACTACCGAATATACGCGGCCATTGATTATGCCTACGAATTGGCGTTCAAACAGATCACCCCCACATTCGTCCAGCATTTGCTCTCCCGCAATCTAAAGCCCGAAGAGTTATTAGCGGAAGTTGAAAAGCTTGGATTGCGCGCGGAAGACATTTTCTTGCGGGTGAAGGCTGGCGACGGAAAAGACGCGCGCGACGTTTATATCCCGAATCCGCCAGTCTTTTACCAAGTGTTCATCCCGCTCGTCCGGGCCTATTGCACGGCAAGAATTGCCGCCCTCTACAATCAGCGAAACAAATCCCCGCTCCTGGGATACAAGCCGTTGCTGAAAACTGCGCGAAACCGGGTGATCGCGGAAATCGTCACCAACATGACGGAGACTATTTCCACGTGGTACGGATACCCCTCATATCTCGACCAATTCATCAAGCAAACCGTCAAATATGGCGTGGCGCTTTCTTTCCCGTGCGAGGAATGGCACTCGGAAAAACAGGCGCGTTTTGCTGAGGACGGAGAGACTGAGGAGGTCGCGACCCAGAAAGAGGGTATCCGCTATTTGTTCCCCCACCCTTCGCGCATGTTCTACGACCTGTATAGCCCGGCAACCACAATGAACACGGGGACGGGCTGCGAATACGCGGGACACTGGCAGATCATCCCGTTCTCTGAAATCTTGGACGACCGCAAGTTTTGGAACCGTAAATGCGTGGCATTCGGAACCAACTGGTTCGACAACCCGCTGGCCGGAAACTATTTCAGCGAGTTTTATCCCTGCCAGCTTCAATATCCGGTCGTCATGGCTGGCGCGGATGCAAAACGCGAGGACAAGGCCGCGTTCTATGCGTCAAGCGAACGGGACAAAGCCGTGTTCCAGACACACATGTACATGCTGATAAACCCGAAGGAATGGGGACTCGGCAGGTATGAGGAGGACGAAAAAGGCAAAGACAAGCTGGCGGACACTTATGACCATTCCGTGTGGCATCATTTCATTGTCGCCGGAGATTCGACGGTGATCTGGGCTGAACCGTGCGCGTACAACCCGAATTGGTTTGCGGGGTACGATTATGACTATCAATCCGGCAGGCAGACCAGCCTCGGCCTAGAGGCGATCCCGTGGCAGGATCATCTTGGAAATATCATCACCCAGATGATGCTGACGGCGAAGCAGAACCTTGCCAACGTCACTTTCTACGATACGAACATTGTTGATAAGCGGGATGTTGAGAGTTTGCAGAATCTAGGCGAATCCAAATATCGCTCGCTCAATTTCATCCCCTACGACAGCCTGAAATTCTCCAAAGGCGGCGGTCTGGACATCAAAGGCGCATTTTCATCCGTTCAATTCAACTACCGCACTATTCAGGACATGATTCAGATGATGGGGTCAATCCTGGATGTCATGGAACGCGTGCTGCAATTTACCGCGCAGGAAGTCGGCAGCACGGCCAAACATTATCAGTCCGCGAAAGAGATTGAGACGACCAACGAATCGTCTGATTCCCGCGTGAACTATACCGGGGCGAGCATTGACTCCGGGATAGACGCATGGAAACGCCAGATTTACACCGCGCAACTCGCCTACCGTGACGACGACGTTGAAGCGCAAGTGTCCTCCGACATTCCAGACGTGGAAAAGATTCTGGCCGACCTTGGTTTCGAGATTGCCGACCGCATCAAGGATAAGCTGGTCGTGAAGGGCAAGAAACATACGCTGAGACTGGAAGAATGGGCGAAGTCAGGCGAGGGACAGGAACAGGACGCTGATCCGCAGACCGCGCAGGCCATGTTCCAGACGCTCGGCATCATTGTCTCGCATGAACCATTGTTCCAAGCCATCGGAGCCAAGCGGATTATCTCTCTGCTTGAAGAAGGCGCGAAGATTGCCGGCGCGGACAAAGATTTCAAATTGCCGATTGATACGACCGCCCAGCCTCAGCCAGGGCAACCGGCGCCGGGACAGCCTCCCGCCGGTCAACCCGGACAGCCACCAGCGCCGTCACAAGGCCAGCCACAGCCGCCGAATCCGCAACAGCAATTGCAGGCGATGATTCAGCAGACGGTCGCCCCGATGTTACAACAGTTGCAACAGGCCGTCGTCCAGTTCGTTGAGACGAAGATTGCGAAGCCGGCAGCGGCAGAGATGGTGAAGCAAGAGAGCGAAATCAAACAGATTGCCGCGATGGTCATAAAACTTGAACAGGCATTGCAGCAGGCTCTTAGACCAGCGCAGCCTCAGGGTACGCCAGCACCGACCATATCCCCCGGCGTAGGCCAACCCAATGTTGTCCCGCCGACCGGACAACCAATCCTTCAATGAGTGAATCTTTCACCAGCCTGCCGTTAGACCGGACGAAGGAAACCGACCTTCGCGAATGGCTCGGTCGCAGCGGTTGCGAGATTCTAAAGACCGTCGTTAAGTCCAAAATACGCGAGGCTCAAGAGGAGGCGTTGAAAAAGGCAATGAACAGCAATGGATTCGAAAACTATACCGGAGCAGCCAACAGCGCATTGGGCAAAGCCATTCGCTACAAAGAATTTTTAGACGTTCTTGACGAATTGAAAAATCAGACAAATCCGTTCACCGTCCTCAAACCAGCAAACCAGTAACAAGCAAAATCCTATGGCACCAGTCAACGAAGAAAAAGACGAGAAACTTTCAAACCAACCAGCGGAAGGCGCGAAGCCCGGCGAAAAAGCAGCCGACAAGCCCGTTGACGAGAAGGCGGTGAGCGAATTTTTTGAATCCATCACCGGCCAGAAGGCGACACCGGCGGAGAAGAAGCCCGACACTGCTCCAAAGCCTGCTAAAAAGCCGAAGAAGCCGGTTCCTGCCGCAACGCCTGCCGCCACGCCTGCCGC